TATTTTAGAAAACTTTTAAATATAAAATAAGTATATAATAAAAAAGAAATAGAACAGGTATGATTATAACTTTAACACCAGATGATATTATTAAACGATGTCTTTGGAGAGCGTATAGAAGATTTGCTCTTAGAGGTGTTCCAGAATCACAAATAGAAGAAATTGTAAAAGAAAATAAACCTATTTCTATGGATGAAGAAATGGCATATGTTATAGGCTTATTAAAGGTTATTGAAACAGATAATTTAAAACATCGATTTAATACACATATTATGGATGTGTTAAGAATAAAATCAACAATACAACAAAATGAAGTTTACATTTCAGTAAGAGTAGTTGAAATGGAATTAGATAGTTTTAAAAAACGATTTCCAACGTATTGGGAATCAACCACAAATTATGAAAACGCATTAGTTGAATTGACTGAACATATTCAAAAGATACAAGATAGATTACCAGAAGTTGAAATTCACGAATTTAAACAAAAAACTCAGGATAGAATGATAAAATATTATTCTTCAAAAGATATTAAAAAGATTGTAGAAAAAGTAGAAAAAGGACAATAATTATTCCCACAATTTATTAGGTATATTCCTTGCATATAACTTTCTATTAGCATTATCCGCTAATATTAAGTGATTTGCATCCTTAACTTTATTCTGATTTAATAAATTAGATTTAGAAACATCAGGAACAACAGTATCTAATATTCTAATATTTGTTAATTTTATATTAGACGTTTTTACAATAATATTGTTAGTGTGTGCAAATGATTCGTTAGGAACATCACTGTAAATTTTACTATAAAGTAATTTAAGTTTAGGATCTGAGATATTTTTTATAATATCAATATTTTTAATAGGTTTATAACCTCTTGATGTGTAGTAAGTTATACCAGTTAAATCAGTAGATTCTAATGTTATTGATTGATAATCAGAAGTGAAATATTTAATATAATAATCACAGTCTCGTTTAAAAATAGTTAAATCTGCTGTTTTCTGTCTATTATCAAAGTTTACTAATAATCCATACCATAAATTAGTTGTGATTCCACTACCAACTAATGGAAGAGTATAATTATTGTCGTTTATTGTTAATCCAAATTCATTATTTGCAAACCATACTTTATAACCTAAATTGTTAGTTTCATTGTAGTTATTTATAAATTCATAATATGTATTATTTGGTATATTATAAGAATTAAAAACTTCATCAGTAATAATATTATTTTCATTAAATAAATTATTGAAATTTAACCAACATAAGAAAGAACGGTTATCACTTTCTTCGAGTACCTTATCTGTAACAGAGTATGTTATTGCAGATACTTGAGTTTGTATATTAGTAAAATCATAATACCCATCAGCGATATTTATACCATAATTAAAAATTTGCTTATTTTTAATTTCAACTAAAGGATTAATATCAACCCTGAATACTTCATGTGTTAATGGCTTCATTTGTAGTTTATTTGCAATTTTATCTTCTTCTTGTCTATTTTCAAATCCAAATATTTCATCAATTGTAGTATTATTTGTAAGAGGTTCAAGTAATTCTTTTGCTCTTTGGTTAATGATTTGTTCATTAGCAAGTTGTTCGTATTTTTCGAGAATAACTTTATAATAAATACCTTGTTGCATAACATCTCTAAAAACTTGTGAATGTTTCACTCTATAAAGTCTATTTGTTTGACAAAAATAAATGACATCTTTTTGAGCAGGTCTTTTTTCAATACCAAACGCTTTTTTAAATACATCTTTTAATACATGAATTTCAAAAGTGTCGAATAAATCTAAACTAAATTCATTAATTTGAACTTGATTGTCAGGAAATTGGTTGTCAGGTACAATTACTTTTATTTTTTGAACATCTGTCATATTAAATAGCTGATATTCGTGTAAATACATATCTATACCTTTTTCATCTGGATCGGTTCGATAATATTCAATTTCCCAACCTAACATATCGTTAGTTTGATTTGCTAACATATTATAAAATCCAGTAATTTTTCCTGTTTCATATGGTTTCCAAAGTCCTGCCTGATTTGATGGATCATTATTTTCTTGTTCTAACATACCATAAACATCTTTAACCAAGTAACAACTTAAATATTGTGTATAAAAATCTCTATTATAATTATTATAATTTCCAGTAATATCAGAAGCACAACCCCAAATATTTGTTATACCACTTAAACAAATTCCACTTCCATCATCATCAGGTGAATCAGTACCATTTACAAATCGAGTAGCACAATCTTCCTTTAAACCATATCTATTTGTCTTTAAGTAATTTGCACTTACATTTTGAAAATCTCCTGATAATGTTATATCAAAAACTTTAGATATTCCAGAACCAGATTCAACTAAATATTCGATATGTGCAAATCTAACTTCATTTAATTTGCAAGTTGATATGTTTTCTGTTGTAAGTGGTTCCCATGGGGTGTATGTTCTTCCTCCATTTTGAGTCCATCTATATTTAATAGTTAAATTGTCAGGATTTATTGAAAATAGTTGAAAATCATCAATTCTAAATACTTTATAAATATCTTTAGGTTTTAGTATAATAGATGTTCCACCTGAAATAACAAAAACGTCATTTGTTTCTTCAATGTTATATGTTCCATTAATTACTATATCACTAATCGTTATTGTGGGAGTTGATGTTCTAACCTCATCTACTCTATAATAATAAATTCTGATATAGAAGTCGTTTTCATCACAAAATTCTCTTGTGATACCAGATATTGGTATTTTATCACTCCAAGTTACTCCAGTTTTTGAATTTGAATAATCAAAGTACTTAGCAAAATAGTGTGATGTACTATCACCTTGAATTTTATCATTAAATGATGTTATCGTTTTAATTCCTTTCGTTACTGTTGATTCAAAAATCTTAATATCTCTTTGTTGTGTTGATGGCTCAGATCCTATCCAGTTCATTGTGAAAGTACCATCATATCTTTTATTTAGAACATAATCCATTTATCTTTAAGGAGTATTTTAGTTTATATATTAATTTTTAGATTATACAAATTAATATATAAAGAAAAACAAAAGAAAACATGAAAATAGTACCAAATGATCTTTTAAAACCAACCGAAAAATGTATAAAGGTGTGGAATTGTTCATTCATTGCTACTGAAGGACCAAATATTTTAGGTAAGATTAGTTTAGATGATTTGGAAATACCATTTACATCTACTTATAGAGCAAAGGTAACACTTGCTGGTGGTGCAGAAAATACTTTATTATCCTATGGTAATATAGGTGAAAAACTTACATATTTGATGATTAAAGTTACTTATGATTCTGAAAATGATCCATATTATATTTATCAAAAAGAAAATTATAATATAACATATTGGCTTTCAGGTTCTACAACTGGTGTTACATATCCTATTGCTGAAAATGTTTATCCTATTGGTAGATTAATGGTGCTTTCAGGTTCAGATACAAATAAAGTTCCAAGAATTTTTGTAAGCAATCCAAATCAATATCCTGTAACATTGGATATGATTATGGCAAATTATGTGTCTGAGACTATAAGTGTTTCTGGAACAACTTCTTAAAATAACTTTTATGTATGCAGATAAGACCAAACAGACTTTTAACGCCTACTGAAAAGAGTATAAAACCTTGGGAAAGAAGTTTTATATCTGTCGAAGGACCTAATAATATTGATGAATTATTATTAAATGATATTGCTATTGGTTATTCTGATTTTTATTTATCAAGACAAGTTTTATTTTCAAATACAAAAAATATACCATTACAGTTTAATGGACTTGAGGAAGAATTAATATTTCTTATGGTTCGTGTTAGAAAGGATTCTGAAGATAATCCACATTTGGATTATGATATAACTAGAAATATAACATATTATTTCTCAGGGTTTACTGGTGATACACAGGCAATAAACACATTTTTCATACAAACTGGTTCTTATGAAAATAAAGTACCAAGAATATTTTTTAATAATCCTAATGAATTTAATGTTGTTTTAGATGTTTTTGGAGCAATCTTAGAAAAAACAACTACATCGATATCAAATACTGGTGTAACAGTGTGTAGTAATTTGTGGTTAGAGAGTGTAATATCAGATCAAGTACCAGATAATATTTCATCTATAACAGGTTCAACAGCATTAAAGACTATTTTATTTAATATTGATGGTTATGTAGATGATGATTATGTGGATGATTATTTTGAAGATGATATATGTTCAACAATACCATATACTGGTATTACAAATATAGTGAAAGATTTAGATAATTTAAGAATAACAATAACTGGTGATACACAAGTTTATATACTTAATTTTTTAACAGAATTTGATTTACATCAAGCATATTCTAGAATAAAATGGGTTATGTCAGATCCTGATAATAGATTTCTAGATGTTGATTATGTTTATGAGAGTAATAGTGGTATCACGGGGATAGATACACAAGTTCCAATAATATATTATTATCCTAGTGGAACAACAACACCTACTGGCTCAACATTGGGAGTATTAACAAAAAATCAAGTTCTTGAACATTTTATTAGTGGTGTTACTGATTATTGGGATAATAATTTAGATATAACTGGTGCTACATCATATTTAACTAAATTAGGCAGTCCAGTTACATTAACAGGTACCTCCGAAGAAGGTATTTATGAAATAGAATATACATATACAGATAATGCGAATAATTTTACGGGTGCAACTATTGGAAATATTTTAGTTGATGCAACACTACCAATTATACACTATAAGTATGGTATTGTGAGTTCTGGTACAACAGGAAGTACATTGACAGGAAGTACAATAGATTATTCAGGTTCTACAATTACTGAAGTAGTTGAAATATTTTCAGGCTTTACAATGGTTGCATCAGGTAGAACACCAACTGGAATAACAAGTAATGATATAATGAATTATATCATTGATAGTGTTTATGATAATGTAGATACAACAATATCAAAATATGATATTGATTTTTATAAAGTGGATAATCGAAGAAATTTAATAGATGTTATAGCAGATCCTTATTATACAAAAACTTATAATAGTTTAACAATACCACCATTATCAGGTGCAGGTCAAACTTTAATTTTTACTGGTGGCACTAATCTATATTGGACATCAGGTGATACTGCTAATATAAGATATAATTCTACACACAATTTTAATGTAATAGTTGATAATTATAATTATACAACTGGTATATTTTCAACTACAATTACAAGTGGTATAACAGGTTCAGGCTCAACATATTCAAATTGGATAGTTGATGAACAGAGTGGCAATAAAATATTAGATTTTTGTATTAAATTAACCCTTAGTGATTTTTGTGGTAATATTACAACTGATTATCTTATATTAAGAACTAAAAGTTAAAAATTAAAATCCAATTTTTATATATAAAAATAATCGCATCAATTTTTATTTCAACTAAGTTATTACACCATATTTAATAACGGGTGGTATATTTTCATATATAGATAAAAAAAAACAAAAATGGTAATTTATAAAACAACTAATTTAATTAATGGGAAATTTTATGTTGGTCAAGATATTAAGGATAATCCCAAATATTTTGGTTCTGGCACAGCATTAATATTGGCTATTAAAAAGTATGGTAAGAAAAATTTCAAAAAAGAAATTTTAGAATATTGTTCAAATGAAGTGTATATGGATGAAAGAGAGATTTTTTGGATTAAAAAACTTAATGCGACAAATAGAAAAATTGCATACAATATTTGTGAAGGTGGTAGAACATATCGAGCAATGAAAGGTGAAAATCATCCTATGTTTGGTAAAAAACATTCAGAAGAAACAAAGAAGATAATAAGGGAAAAAAGAAAACTTCAGAAAATGTCTGAAGAGCAAAAAGAAATACTTAGACAAAAATGGTTAGGTGATGAAAATCCAGGTAAAAATAAATCAAAAGAAACAATAGCAAAAATTTCAAAAAGTAAAAAAGGTAAATATAAGGGTGAAGAGAACCCTATGTTTGGTAGAACTCACTCAGAAGAAACCAAAGAACATTGGAGTAAAATTAGAAAAGGTAAAAATGTTGGAACATCTAATCCTGATGCGACAAGATATTTTATTGAATCACCAGATGGTGAAGAGTTGATTTTTGAAACTAGGAAAAGTGCAATGAAAAAACTTGGTTGTAGTTTAGGTTTTTTTCAAACAAAACATTTTAAAGGGTATAAATTAATAAAAAAAGAAAATATTAATAGATGAAACGGTTATTACTTTTAGTCCCCCACATGTCCACTGGAGGGTTACCCCAAGTAGCTTTAAAAAGAGTTGAACTTTTAATGGACGATTACGAAGTTTATGTAATGGAATATAGACAATTAGCTTGGAAATATGTTGTTCAAAGAAATAAAATAATTGAATTACTTGGTGACAATTTTATATCATTAGGTCGTCACGAAACAGAAGAGAAAAGAGATAAATTTGAATATTATTTTAAATCGGTTAAGGCTGATGTGGTTCATATGGAAGAAATTCCAGAAATGTTTATGAGAGAAGAACATGCGAATATCGTTTATTCTAAAGATAGAAAATATAAACTATTTGAAACTACACATACTTCAACTTTTAATGTTGATAATAAAAAATATTTTCCAGATAAATTTTTATTTGTTTCGGAACATTCTAAAGAAGAATATTCTAAATATAATATACCTTCAGAAGTTATTAATTATCCAATTGATAAAATAGAAAGACAAAGATATAAATATATTAAAGAATTAGAATTGGATCCTGAATATTTTCATGTATTAAATGTTGGATTATTTACTCAAGGTAAAAATCAAGGTCATATTTTTAAAATGGCTAAAGAATTGCAAAATTATAAAATTCAATTTCATTTTATTGGTAATCAAGCTGACAACTTTAAAAATTATTGGGGTCCGTTAAATAATTTAGGGTTAGATAATTGTAGAGTGTGGGGAGAACGAGATGATGTTGAAAAATTTTATAATGCTTGTGATTTATTATTATTTCCTTCGGTATTAGAATTAAATCCTCTTGTTATAAAAGAAGCATTAACATATCAGATGCCAATTCTTATGTATAGATTGCCAGTATTAAAAGATACTTATGATAATGATTATCTAATAACTTATTTAACAGATAATTATGAAAGTGATGTTTTATTATTATTAGAAAAATTTAATATTAGAAAAAAATATACAGATTCTGAAGGGTTTAAACAATTGATGATTAATAATTATGGTGAGGTTGTAAATTCTCCAAAAGAAATTGATTATAAAATAGATTTTCTTGATGGTGCTAAAGTTGAATTGTATGGTAATAGTGATGAAATGTTTGATATTGAATTTATAAATAAAGATAAAAATGTTGTTGAATATTCTACACAACTTTCACCAAATCTTTGGTCAAAAACTAATAATAAATATTATATTAATTGGAAAATTGTTATAAAGAAGGATGGTAAAGTTGTTGTTAATCATGATTTTAATTTAGGAGGTAAAAATGTTTATATTCAATTTGATTCTAAAGCACTTGGTGATTCATTAGCATTTATACCATATGTTGAAGAATTTAGAAAGAAACATAATTGTACTATATTTTGTTCAACATTTTGGAATCATTTGTATGAGAAAGAATATCCTGAGATTATTTTTATAAATCCAGGTGAACACCCTGGTATTAAATCTGTTGAAAGAGGACTAAATAAAGAAATGTATGCTAAGTATTCTATTGGTTGGTATCAACCTTGGAAACAAAACCAGAATCCTAATGATTATAAAAAAATACCATTACAACAAACTGCATCGGATATATTAGGTTTAGATTTTAAAGAAATTGTACCTAAAATAAGTCTGGAAAAAAGAGAAAGAACTATTGAAGAAAAATATGTTTGTATTGCTCAATATTCAACGGCAAATGCAAAACATTGGCATTATCCATATAAGAATAGTCATTTAGGATGGCAAATGTTAGTTGATTGGTTAAATGCTCAAGGTTATAAAGTAGTGGTGATTAGTAAACAGCCGTCAACATTAGAAAATATTATAAATCATACAGGCATTTCAATTGAAGAATGTATAAATGATATAAATTATTGTGAGTTTTTTATTGGTGTATCATCAGGTTTAGCTTGGCTTTCTTGGGTATTAGGTAAAAAGGTAGTGATGATATCTGGATTCTCAGATCCTATTTGTGAATTTAAATCTAATAATATAAGAATACAGAATAAAAATGTGTGTAATTCATGTTTTAATAGACACGAATTTGATAAAGGTACTTGGAATTGGTGTCCTGATCATAAAGATACTGAAAGACAATTTGAATGTACATTAAATATTACACCTGAGATGGTGATAGATGAAATGAAGAAAAATAATTTAGTTAATGAAAAAATTCAAGTTGATTTTAGTAAATATTTTGTTAAATCATACGATATTAATTTAGAATCTGAAAAAATAAAATATGAATTAAAAGATAATAAAATAATGTTATCTTATAAAGAAGGTACACTACCTGAATTGAATGTTGATATTTTTGATGTTTATACGAATGTAGTTTATCAAACGCTAAATGATGTGAAGTTGAGCGATAAATATATTGTTTGGGGTCAACCCAGCATAGATTTAAAAGATAAGAGTTTAGGATTAAGATTTTATAAGGAAAAAACAATTTTAAAAATAACTGTATAGTGATTTATAACTATTTGATTATGAGTTGGGTAGAACTACATCATTCGAAACCCCACCACCACCAATATTTCCAGGACCATTATAATCTGTTGGAACAGGTTGTTGATTAGTGTAAGAAGGATTCATAGGCACTTTCATTTCTCCGTCACCTTTTCCACCACTTATAATTTTACTTGCGGGTACAGAAAAATTGTGTCCTTTTCTTATTGTACCAACATCTTCGACTGCAATGACAATATATTGATTTGAATTTGGTACTTTATTATGAACGGTGATAGGAACAACTACTCTTTCTTCAGTTCCAGGTACTTTAACTAAGATGTTGCCTTTATCCCCGTTACCAAAAGATTCAAATAATTCGTATGTTTCTAAATATTTCATAAGTTATATATAAAATTATAAATTGTATTTTTCTTGCTCTTTAAATAAATCTGGATTATCAATAAATTTTAACATTTCATCATAATCTTTAACTTTGAAATATTCTTCATCATCCCCACCTTGTTCAAATTTTATTGTAAACCATCCATCTTTGAAATAAAAATCATATATCCAAATATAATATCCTTCACTATCATCTTCTTTTGTGCCAAGTTTCCAATATAAATATTGTTTAACTAATTCATCTAATATTTCTCTATCTTTAACATTAGTTCGTATTCTTTGATCCCAATCATTAACATTTTCAAATAATTTTAAGTGTTTCATAAATTTCATAAATTATATTTACTTGCTTCTAATTCCATTTTATATTGTTCAATTTCTTCTGGTGTTAAATATTTTAATATTTCATCTTGTGTGAAATTTATTTTATGCCCGTTGCTAATCACAACTTCAAAAGGAAATTCACCATCATTTCTCCATTTTGTTACTTGACCATAAACTTCTTTTGTGTCCTCACTTAAATCTAATTCTCTTTTAGCTTCTTCACTAAAATCATCAATGGATGCTAAAATATAAGAGCCTAATTTCCAACTATCATCTTCACCTGTTTCTTGACTACTCCAATCAACTTCTTCAAATGATTTTAAATGCTTCATTAGAAATCTGATTTATTTTCTGCTTTAATTTCGACTAGATTGCTATCACCCCAATCATAGATATCATCCCATACAGAAAAACTACCTTCTTCATCTGATTTCTTTTCTTCTAATCGTGTAATAATATCATTTAATTCTTTCCAAGATTGTGTTTTTTCTTGAATGATGTTTTGATTATTTCTTAAGAAATTAACATAGGCTATATTAAATTGTTCAAGAGTAACTTGACCTTTATCATATTGGTTCCACATCTTAGAAACATCAATACTAAGTTTCCAATCATCTTCAACTTCTTGGCTTTGTTCCAATATAAAATCGCTATATTTTTTCATATAGTTATATATTAAAATTGTAAAGAGAAAAAGAGGAAGATTATCTTCTTCCTCCTGTATTTTTGGATGGTGTTGTACTTCTTGTAGGTGTACTTCTTGTAGGTGTATAACTTTTTCTTGGCGCAGAATAAGTATTTGGTGAGTTATGTTGTCGAGATGGTGGAGTATAACTTTTCACATTACCTCTAGGTGTTGGTTTAGTATAAATCTTTGGTTGAGTATAATTTTTTGTAGGTTGAGTATATCTTTCCCTTGTTGGTTGAGTTCTTGTTGGTTGAGTTCTTGTTGGTTGAGTTCTTGTTGGTTGAGTATAATTTTTTGTAGGTTGAGTATATCTTTCCCTTGTTGGTTGAGTTCTTGTTGGTTGAGTATATCTTTCCCTTGGGGTTTCGTATTTTTTCTGAGGTTGAGTATATCTTTCTCTTACGTTAGTTTGATTGACCTTCTCAGGAGTTCTTACAACTCTTTCAGGAGACTTTATTCTATCGGGTGATGTTCTGCTATATCTTGGTAGATTACTACCACCAGAATGATTAATTCTTGGTCCGTAATATCTATCTCTACGAGTATAATTATTCCAATCATTATGATACCAATTCCAATGATTATTCCAATGGTGATGATACCAATAAGGTGAGTAGTAAGGTGAATACCAAGAATAGTAATATGGCGAATAGTAAGGTGTATAATACCAAGGATATCCGTAATAAAAGTTTACTGACCAAGGTGAGTAATCATAATAGAAAGGGTAATAATTCACATTCATTCCAAAATTAATATAGAATGTTGGTTCTTCATTAATAACGTCAATAGGTGTTGCTTCTACTGTTTCGACATAATTAATTTCGTCACTTGGTCTGTAATAAACATCGTCTTGTATATATGATGTGGTTGAGCAAGATGCTAATAATATAAAAATAAATAAGTATAGAATTTTTTTCATTTTAAAGGTTTGTTTTATATTATTACTACAAATTCTATACCATATTCAAATTTATTTGTAATTTTGGGTAATAAACGCAATATAATTTGTTACACCTTTATTATTAAACATTCCACCATAATACTTAACTCTACCTATACCAGCATTATATGAAGCTAATGTGTGTTCCCATGCTTCTCTTTCGATATTTCCTGAAAAATTTATTTTTTGAATTTTATCATACCAATGTTCATATAATTCTGCTAACATATATGTACCAATATATATGTTTTTTTCTTCTGTATAAGGTTTTTCATTAATATTAAGTCTTTGACAATACCATTTGTAAGTTCTTGGCATTAATTGCATAAATCCATATGCACCTACATTCGATATTGCATTATTATAAAATGATGATTCTTGTTTAACCAGTCTGAACATAATATCAATAGGTATATTTTTAGAAATTGCTTCTTCATACATATATCTAATAAATTCTGGATTGACGTGATCGGGTATTTTAATTGATGATTCTTGTTCTATCATCCAATACAGATATTCATTTGATTCTAATATGTTGAATAGTGAGTCTGCGACTTGTTCTTCTGATTCAACTTTATAATTGAGTGTGTAAATTTCAGATTTTAATTCAACCACTTCTTTTTTATGGCTTTCTTTGATGTTCTTAGTTATCAGAATAGAGAAGGTGATGGTTGTTAATAAAAGAATTATCATTATTGCGATAATCCATTTTAATTTTTTGGTAATTTTTTCATTTTTCATAATTTTCATTATTTTTTCATCATAAAGAGTGCCCAAATCACTTTACCAACATATACTCTTTAAAATTAAAAAACTATCCCGATACCCTTCTTAACGTTAAGTATCTGATAGTCATCATTTTTGTTTTTATACCAAGTTAAGTATATATTAAAATTATTTATTATTTTTTTACATAATACAAAGACTTAGTATATTGTAAAAAAAATGAAAGGTTTAAATTTATGTTTCTTAATTCTTTTTTTTAATATATAATAAAAAATAACTATTGTCATGAGTTTTAAGAAAATTAAAGTTATAACCCCCGAAAATGTAAGAGTTCCAGAAAATGGATATGTTTATTTAGGTTATGGATATTCAACAACATATGAAGATACTGCACCTTGGATAAAAAAATCTGATGGTTCTATTATTTTGATAAGTGGTGGAACGGGAGGAGGTGGTGGAACCTTATATTGGACATTAGAATCAGGATATTTAAAGCCTAATAATGTTAATTATAAAGTGAGTGTTGGGAATACTTCAGCAACACAAGTTTTAAATGTCGGGGGTGGTATTAATTTAAGTAATACTACAACAAATACATCAGGTTCTATTCGTTGGAATGGTTCTGATTTTCAAGGTTATACTGGCTCAAGATGGGTATCTTTAACCGCAAGTGGTGACACTTCAGGTACTACTGGGTCAGAGTATTGGCAACCAGTTGCACAAGGTATTCAATATCCTGATGGTAAGGTATATGTTGGTAGTAGTTTTACAATAAGTGAAAATAATGATATATTGAATGTTCAAGGTGGTGTTACTTTAAGTAATAGTACTAAGACCAATGCTGGCACAATCCAATATAACACATCAAGCACTGATATTGAAGGTTATGTTGGTGGTGAATGGAAATCTTTAACTGCTGGTGATCACACAGCAAATGAAAACGAATTTATTTATAATGATGCCTCTGATAATTTAGTTGGTACATCAAAATTAATGTATAATCCTGGTACGACAGGTGTTCAAGGTATTGGTATAGATACTTCTACATCATATTCAACTTTTGAAGTAAATGGTTCGTTTGGTACAAAATCTAATGTTGTTACATCATCAATAACATTAGATGAGAATTATCACACAATAATATGTTATAATACTACGGAAATAGTTATTACTTTGCCTGAAATAAGTGATTCTGTAAGTAGAGAATATGTAATATGTAGATATAATACTGGTAATGTATTAGTAAGAATATCACAAGCTGCTGAGCCTTATTATACTGAGTATATAAATTTTTATGGTAATTCTGCTTTAGGTACTCTCGATTTTAGCACATCATTACCTGCGGGGGCATCTGACAAATTAATATTATATTCAGTAACTGTAAGAGCAATACCTCAGTTTCCAAGTCTTACTGATGCTAGATGGGTTGTTACAAATTTTGCATCAGCTTCAACACCATAAAGATATTATTTAAGTAATTTAATAAGATTTTCAGTTAGAAAGGCGATAAGTTTTTTGTCGTCTTTTATTTTCACATTAGGTATATTTCTAATGATAGAGAATTTGTCATTTCCTTCAATAGTTAATTTTGATATATGTTCAAATAATTCTTTATCTTGTTTGTAATAATCTTTCATCTGTTCAACAAATTGTCTTAAATCAACACCCATTTTGTTGTTGTATTTAATACATTGTAATTCAGTATTATCTTCTTTTTCAATTAAAATATACCAAAGTTTCTTTTTTGAAACTTTAATATTTTCTAAAAAGTTATATGCTTTTTGTGCCTTAGTGTTTTTTGGAAACTTTGCAACTTTACCATATAAATTAACTTTCTTCTCTGCCATAAACATTATTTACTTTCAACTATATATTAGTGACAAAAGGTTTCTTTTTTCTAAAAATGATGATTTAATTTATCTTCTATGTTTTCATTATATTTTATTCTTAAAAGTTTGATATTGTTATCTTTACAATAATCAAACTTAATTTTATCCCTTAGTTGAACCAATTTTAATTTTTCTTCACCGCCCCAACCTTCACTCATTATAAAGTGTTGTGATCCGTTATATTCTATAAGTGTGTTATAATCAGGTAAATAAAAATCAAATGGTAATTTCCTTTTATATTTACAATCTGGGAAAGTGTGTTGAGGATCATATTTGATATTATGTTCTTTTAACCAATCCATAATTGTTTGTTCACCTTTAGAAATATTTGTTTTACATTTTACACACCCATTACCTCTTAAATGCGAATTTGGTGTCTGTTCAAATTTTCCATGTTCAGGACAAATGATTTTAACTTTTTTGTGCGCTGATTTATATTTAGTTAAAGAATAATCATATTTACTGTCGTGTATGTTTGAACGATTTATGAATTCTTCTGTTGTTAATCTTTTACTACCACCACATTTTGGGCAACCAATGCCAGATTGATGTGAATTTGCTACTTGTTTAAATCTACCATGTTTAGGACAAATTATTGCTATTTTTGAATGTTTATCTTTAAAATTAGAAAAATCATATTTATATTTATTATTGTGAATTTTATTAAAATCTTTAATTAATTCAATTTTTGTTTTACCAAACCCTGAACATTTAGGACAACCTTGTTCATTGTCTTTATGTTGATTTGGTCTTTGTTCAAAAATGCCATGTTTAGGACAAATTATTTGTACTTTTGTAGAATTATTTGTGTATTCTACTAATGAATAATCATATTTATTATTGTGAATTTTGTTTGATTTGTCGATAAATTCTTTTAATGTTAATTTTCTCATAATTATAATTTTACTTTTGAAGTATCTTCTCCTAGTTTATTAAAATATTCTAATAATAACCAATCTAAGTAATTAGATCTATTTGATGTTTTATCATCTAACATTTTTAATATTTCTGGGTTTATTGTAACTGATATTTTTTTCTTTTTTTCAGTAGATTTTTTCATAATATGTTTTCTTTTGTACTATATATAAATATCTGAAAGTCAAAAACAAGATTTTATCTAATTTTTTGAAGTTTTTTAAACATTTTTTCTTATTTAGAATAAGACTAAATATGAGAAAGAAATTAAAAGAAGAAGAAAAAAAGCAGACAATTAGTTTTACTATAAACCCTTATATAAATGAACTTTTAGATAAACATTTGAAAGAAAAAGGTATAAATAAGTCAAAGTTTATTGAGACTGTACTCGAACAAGAGTTAAAAAAAGATGAGTAATGAATGCTTGTAGATTGGGAATTTCGAAATTCTAACGTAATCATATCATACATAGATAAAACGGGTAATATTCGGCTTAAATACAAACCGTGGTCACGCCCCACAAAATTTATAACCACAGGTGATGATGATCCTGAAAAGTCAGGACGATTTGTGACTTGGGATGGTAAAAGTGTTAAAGAAATTTATACCAAATATCCTAATAAATACTCTATATACGATTTTATTGATAATTTAGATGAGCAAGAAAGAAATGAAATATATGGATATCAAGATCCAAATATCTTTTTCATTGATATTGAAAATGAGATTCTTGATAAAAAACCTCAACCTCAATTAGCCGAAAGCGCCATTCAATCTATTTCGATTGTAAATAAAGATAAGATATTAGTAGTTGGTACTGAGCCACTTAGTCAAAGTCAATGTGATTCTATCCAGAGTGATGTTAATTTACATTTTAAGAAATTTGCAGGTGAATATAGTTTTAAATATATTCAATATAAGAATGAGTATGATATGTTATTCAACTTTTTCAATAAACTTATTCCAAAGATGGCAGTTCTTACAGGTTGGAATTTTATTCAATATGACTGGGTATTTTTAGTAAATAGAGCGAGAAAAATTGGTGTTGACCCTACTGTTGCATCATTTACAAGAAAATTAATTGAGCCCTTTCAAAGAAATGATTATGCTGAAATTCCAGCACATAGAGTTATTGTGGATTATATGATGCTTTTTGATAAATGGGACACTTCTGTAAAAGTAAAAGAGAGTTTAAGTCTTGATTTTGCATCTGAGAAAATTTTAGGCGCAGATGTTAAAAAAGTTAATTATGAAGGTGACTTGAAACGATTACACCGTGAAGATTATAGGAAGTTTATATTCTACAATGCTGTTGACAGTGCGTTGGTTCAAAAGATTCACGAAAAAATGAAATATGTTGACATTCTTTATGGTATGAGTGTTCTTGGTAAAATTAAAATTAAAGATGCGTTATCAACATTAGCATTAACTGAAGGTATTCTAAGAAATAAACTCAGAGATCAAAAGAATATTGTTCTTGTTAGAGATGAAAGTTTAGATGATAGTGGTTATAGCAATATTAAAGGTGGTTGGGTTAAAGAGCCGATAAGAGGTATGGCAACTTGGACTTGTTGTTATGATTTTGCTTCACTTTATCCAACAACGATGAGACAATTTAATATTTCTGCGGATTCTTATAAAGGTCAAAAGGTTAAAGGTAAAGATTATTCTGTTTTTAACGGACATCAACTAATGATAGATAGTGAAGATATTGTTACATTAAATAATTCTGTATTTAAAAAAGAAGATGGTGTTGTTACTCAGGTTATGAGAGAAGTTTATGCTGATAGAAAGAAATGGAAGAAACAAATGATGGATAAACATTCAGAATTGGAAAATTTAAAAGAAGAACTAAAAAGACTGGAAGAAGAACCGTTATAATTTTTTAATATATATTATATGAAACATTTGAAATTATTTGAAGCACATAATTCAAAAGTAAATGAATTATTAGATGGAATTTCACCAGATTTTTGGAAAATGGTAAATACTGCTAAATGGTGGTTAGTGATAAATGCAGGTCGTGAATTTTATAATAAAGTAGATACCCAAGGTATTAAAAAAGAGGCAGAAAAACGTTGTAAAGCCAGAATTTATACCAATTATGAATATGAACGAGTTAAACATTTTCATGATGAGATGCATATTTTATATAAAAGATTACATGAATATTTTAAACCATATTGGCTTGGTGAAAAGAAACTACCAGGATATCGAGATGGTTATAGTGTGAGTGATGATGGATATTGGGATTTGTTGTCATCCGTAATAGGTAAAGGAAAACTTTGGGTTATTAAATGTATTAAAGATCCTTCTTTACCAGCAGAGATGGTAAAAACACACAATTATGCGGAAAATTTTAGTTATTTACTAAATGTTGATAAGAATGATTATGATGAAATTAGATTTGAATTTGACCCACTTTATCGAGAAACAGAAAAATACAATTTATAAAAAAAGTCACTCAAATGAGTGACTTTTTTGTTCTAATCTTCTTTTCCTTATTTTGAAGAATTCCATTCCTCAATTTTCTTAATTGCAGTATGTTCTTTTTGCTCTTTCTTAATTTTAACAGCATCTTTGATAGAAACTTCGACAATTTCACCTGGATTTTCAATTGATTCAATAAAAACTTTACTACCTTCAATTCTATTCACATATCCTTGAACAACATCATTATCAATAAATTGACCTGCGTTTAATATTGGTCTTTCTTTCGGTGTTTTAGGATCAATCAATTTTGTAAATTTTGTAAAAGAACCTATTTTCTTAATAGTCTGATCTTTAACCCCAGCAAAACCAAATAAATTTTTACTTTCAACATCAGCATTAACTCCACCAGTAAATTCTTCATTTAATTTATTTTCAAAAGATTTGTCGTGGATTATTTCATCATTATAACTCGCAATCCAATGATCTACTTCTTCATTTGATTCAAAAGGACCAACAACATCATAGTGTTCAATATCATCACTTATCTCGATATATAATTCTTCTGCTTTTTCTCTCGCTGCACTTTCTGAAGTAAACTCATCTCTGAGTAATTCATTTAATCCATCATCTTCTGAATAAATAAGATATATACCTTTTTCATCCAATGATTCTTTTACTATTTCTTTTGAGATTTTTTTATCAGATTTTATACCTTTTGTGATATCAAATTCTTTAAAATCTATTAAGTTTTTAAGTTCCATGATTTTATCTTTATTTTTTAACTCATTTTCTAATTCTACATATTTCTCTCTCGATATTTCATTTCTACATCGAATACATTTATATTTTCTGTCTTTATATATTAAAATATCTTGACATTCTGGACAATATACAACTTCACCAAACTTACTTTCATTTATACTTTTTTGTGTTACAGATTTTTTACATTTTGGACATTTTACATATCCCATACCAGATTCTGGTATTGATAAATAATCAAATTTATTACCACAATGTTCACATTTTGCAATTGATTTGTTTTCTTTAACCAAAGGTTGATTAACTAATTTTGATTTAAATGCTGCTGTTTGTTTTTTATTATCTTTTTTTGTAAATTCCTCATAAGATTGTATTCTACCTCCATCTACTGGATTATCCATCCAATATACGTTTGGGAAGTGTGTTTCATCCTTTGATACTAAATCATTAATATCTTTACCTTTAACTTCTTGTCTTAATTTTTTGAGTTGTCTTATTGAACTTTCAGGTAACATATAGATATTTTTTCTTTTATATATTAAATATGAAAAACAAAAAAATAATTAGTTCATATAAACTAAAAAACAACAATTATATATGCAAGAGTGTTTTTTAATAACCACATATTGTGATACTGAAGAAAAAAGTGATGTTTTAAGAGATACAATAAAATCCTTAGATAAGTCTAACCTAAAAATGTGTGTACACGCACATTATCCATTACCTGTTGATATTCAAAAGAATGTGGATTATTATATCTACGATTCTTCAAATCCTATTATACCATTCGGTACAAGAAGTATAATAGTGTGTAGAAAGATGAATAATTATCAGATGAATATTTTAAAACGAGATTATGGTTATACTGTTGTTTCACAATGGAGACAAGGTTTGTTGTTTTTAGATAAATTAGGTTATGATAAAGTGCATGTATTAAATTATGATACTATAGTTACAGACAATCTTATAGAGAATACTAAGAATAATTATTCCGCTACCTTCTATTTAAAAAATACTGAAGAAATAAATTTATTATTTGGTACGATTTGTCCATCTGATTATCTAGATGTTATAAAATCTATGACAATGGAAGATTATATTTTTATGAATGAGTATTGGTATGCCGAGAAGTATTTTTATGATAAATTTAAAGGCAACAATCTTATGTTAGAAGATAAATTGTCAGATATATTGAGACATCAACCATATGAACTTGATGTTTATAAACTTGATGGTTATAATATACATTTTGGTGAAAGAATTAATTGGATTGATGGTGAGAAAATATATACAGATAAATACACTTTTATGTTTTATAATGTTAATAATGAATTAGATTTTAAAATATTTAAAGGTTATGAACTTTATAAGCATGAAATTATAAATGATTTTAGTGTAATAGATACTGACATCAATACGGAAGATGTTAAACAAAGTTTTGGATATTGGAGTGGTAATGAATTTATTAAAGGTAATAGTTTTATTAAAGTTTTAATAAATGATAAAATGTTAGATGAGAACATCACATCTAATTTTTGTATTAGTGCAATAGAATATAATGTGTAAATGGAAAAGTTAAATATATTTCAAATAGAACTAACAAGTAGATGTAATGCATCCTGTTCATATTGTCCTCACAGTTCACTTACTCGAAAAAAAGAAGATATGTCTAAAGAGACTTTTAATCAGGCATTAACTTTAATTAATAGAAATAACTTGTGGAAAAATATGGATAACTATGTAGTTGAACTACATTCTTTTGGTGAAGCATTTCTATTAGGTGAAAAGTTATTTTATTTTTTAGATAGAATGAAGGAGGAAAATATACCTTGGGGATTAAGTACAAATGGTATTTTATTAGGACATAACAAAGAGTTTGATAAGAAATTGTTATCTTATAATGGAGTATTAGAAATTTCTGTTGAAAGTATAAATTCTAAAGTTACAATAGAAGATAAGTATCAGAAAATAAATGAATATTTGGAATTACATATAGAGTCAAAATCAAAATTGATAAACATATTAATATCATATGGTAATGTGGATTTTTCAAAAATTACTGGATGTGCAGGAGTATCAAAATATGAGTTGCATACTTGGGGTGAAAACGATAAACCTTACACTTCTTGTAAATTTTTACAGGATAATTTTTTCACTATTCAAAGTAATGGAAATATTGTTAGTTGTTGTGTTGATGCAGATGGTGAGACAAATTTTGGCACAGTTTTTAATCCAACATTTGAACATAATAAAAGATGGCGAAAATGTAATACTTGTCTTGGTGGATTATAAAAATAAGAAATATAATGAAATACGATAAGAGTTGTTTTTTAATAACCGCATATTGTGATAATTCGGAAAAAGTTTCAGTTATGTCAGATTGTATTAATAATCTGAGAGAAATAACTAATAATGAAATGGATATTTTTATACATTCTCATCATTCCGTTGATATTGATATTCAGAATAAAGTTAAGTCGGTTATTTTTGATAAATCTAATCCAGTGCTAAAATATCCAACTAAAGGTTATAATTTTTGGCGAAAATATAAAAATTATACTATGAGTGTGGTGACTGATGATTATGGGTATGCTGTATTATCGCAATGGAAAAATGGTATGAATTATTTAAATAATCTTGGTTATAAGACATTCTTTTTAATTAATTATGATGTGTTTATAGATAAGATTATGTTTGAAAAATCTTATGAGTATTCAATTAATAATGATGGTGTAATATATTATTGGAGTGATGAAATGATAAATGCTGCATATAATATCTTCACTTCTAAGACAATAGATTTAATCAACAATATAACATTAGAGGATTACTTGAAAATTATGAGTGATTTATTTGAGATTTACATAAAGAGACAAGTTGTTAATAATCCTAATTATTCTTTTAAGCATGTGTATCATAAAGAATATAAAGATAATTTTTATTCAGCAATGGATATAAATAGTACTAAACGATACATAGATCGTGATTTACCAGTAAGTGTAATAACAGATCCATATGTATTTTTTAATCATCCATATCCTGAATCTATTGAAGATAATAGTAAATTAGTTTGTCAGTATCATATAGCATCAAAAATGTTAAATGGTAGTGATGAAAATATTTTAACATTTCTGTTTTTTAGTGTTAGAAAAGAAATGACACTTAAAATACAAATTGATGATATAGTAGTTTATAACGATTTAATAGATGTTGATTTTTACTTAGAAAGTGATTACCGATATAGTGATTTTAAAGATGGTAAAATTGATGTTAAGATATATGTTGATAATGATGAGATAGATTCTCGGTATATTAACTTATTAAAACAAAATTGTAGAATAACCACATGAAAGAATGTTTTGTTATAACAACATATTGTGATACACAAAAGAAAATTGATGTTCTTAATTCAACAATTGATAATATTAAGAAGTTTGGTAAAGATATTTTAATCCACGCACATTTTCCTCTATCTGAAGATATACAGAATAAAGTAAATCATTATATTAGTTCTGAGAACTTTATTATTGATAATGAATCAAAGGTGTCATTTTTTTGGACATTTAAGTATAATTACAAAATGTATAACTACAAAACGAATTATAATTATACAGTACTTAAACAATATAATGAAATAGCATCATATTTATTTTCAATAGGTTATGATGTTTTGCATATTTTAAATTATGATAGTAATATTACATCTGAACTATATGAAATATCAAAAAAATATTGTCAGGATAAATCAGTTTTTTATCAGAATTTTCTTATAAAAGAGAAATATGTAACAGCAACCTGGTTTTCATTAAATAAAAAGGATAGAGATTTTTTTATAAATATGACATCAATGGAGCAATATGTTAAATCATCAGATTATACAATAGAGCATTATCTTGGAAATTCTATTAGTAAAATTGATGCTGAGTTTGTCGAATTAGAAAACTATAATTACAAATTGTTATATAAAAATGAGATATCTTTTGATGGTGTTCATTATCGGGACATATACGAAGGTGTTAGTATGGCATCAAGAGATTTTGAGTTCTTCTTTAAGAAGGATGGATATAGCATTTTTGGAGGATATTTTAATAAGACATTATCTTTCTTATTTCATACCATAACAAAAAGATTATATGTTGAAATTCAAGTTAGAGATAATATATTCAATATAATTATTGATAATGAGATGTTTTTTATGGATACTGGTATTAAAATTGAAGGTATTAAAAATGAGGAAGTTAATATAAAAATTAATGATGTTGTTTTAGATGATGTTTTAGTAGATAGAATGCTTAAAAATAAAATAGAATTAATAAATAATGATAAATGGTGAGATAGAGAATAAAAAGATATTCATAACTGGTGGTGCTGGTTTTTTGGGTAAACAATTGGTTAAAAGATTTTATGATAAGAATGAAATTACTGTATATTCAAGAGATGAAGCAAAACACTATTACTTAGGTAAAGAATTTCCAGATGTTAATTGTGTTATTGGTGATGTTAGAAATTTAGATTTGATGTTAAGAGCATCAAAGGGACATGATATTGGTATATTTACTGCAAGTTTAAAGCAAATTGGTGCCGTAGATCAAAATTATGAAGAAGGAGTTAGGGTTATTGTTGACGGTGCAATAAATTCAAGACGAGTGGCTGAAGAAAATGATATGGATGCCGCTTGTTTTATTTCATCAGATAAATCAAGAGCCGCCACGACACTTTATGGTTCAATGAAATTTGTTGGTGGTGAGTTATTTATTGTGAATTCACATAAAACTAAAACAAATTTATCATCAGTTATATATGGTAATGTTTTTAATTCAACTGGTTCAGTTATTCCGTTAATTTGGGATAGTATAAAGAAAGGATATCCTTTAACTTTATATTCTAAAGAAATGACACGATTTATGTTAGATATCAATGATGCTGTTGATACGGTAATTTCAGCACTCCAAGTGGATGGGTTTAATGTTATACCTAATTTACAAAGTTTCTTGGTATATGATCTTTTTGAAATATATAAAGATAAATTTGGATTACAATATACTGTAGATAAACCAAGAATATCAGAAAAAATTCATGAATTGATGATATCAAGAGAAGAATTACCAAGAACTTATTATTCAAATGATTATAATTGTTATTTTATGCATTATAAAAATGTGTATAATAAACTATCATTTCCAAATGATGAATTTAGTAGTCGTGATTGTGTAGTAACAAAAGAAGAACTAAATGATATCTTAAAAAAGTACAATTATTATGATAACATATAATATTTTAAATTATAAAAGATTTGAATATCTATCGGATGTTGATGTTGATGTTATTATTGATGTGTATGTTGGTGATAATTTGATTCGTAAATCTGAGGTTTCAATAAAAAGTGGAGCAAATCATTTTACAGAAATAGCTAATGATTATGACGATAAGAAGGTGGTTATTTATGATAAATCTACAAATGATAAATATTGTGAATTTATCATGAATGGTACAAATAATATACTAAATGAATTTAATGAATTTAAAGGAGTTTATTCTGATAAATTAACAGAATTATATATTGATTTATTGAAGAAATCTCTAATTGATTATGTTGATTTAGATAATTCTGGTGATCATGATAAAATAGAGGGTAGAAACTTGTTTCCATCTGAAAGAGCAAAAACTATGGTGGGATTAAAAGCATTGAATAATATAGAATATTGTATAAATGAGATAAATAGGTATAATATTGATGGTGATTTTATAGAAACTGGTGTTTGGCGTGGTGGTGCTACAATCTTTATGAAGGCATTATCAGATATTTTTAATATGAATAAAAAGGTTTGGGTTGCTGACGCTTTTGAGTTGGTATTTCCGTTATCTGAACATCCAGATGATGGTGATGAATGGCAACAACGAGAATGGTTGGAACTTAAGGTGACACTCGAAGAGGTTCAGAATAATTTTAGAAAATATAATGTGTTGGATGAGAATGTGAAATTTTTGAAAGGTTGGTTTAAAGATACATTGAATACACCAGAGATAGATAAAATATCATTATTGAGGTTGGATGGTGATATGTATAGTTCAACCATGCAATCATTAAATGCATTATATCCAAAATTACAGAAAGGTGGATATATTATAATCGATGATTATTTCGCTTTGGATGAATGTAAGAAAGCTGTTGAAGATTATAGAAAGGTATATAATATTACAGAAGATATTATTAGGGTTAATTGGGCTTGTGTATATTGGAAAAAAAGATAAAAATATGAAAACTTATAAGAAACGTAAAAAATGTGCAATTTGTAATAGCAAAAAAATTAAAAAGATAATTGAATTTGGTGAAGTACCTTTAGCTGGATATTTTCCAAAAAAAGAAGAATTATCTAATATTAGTGCATATGAATTAAATTTAAATTTCTGTCCTGATTGTGGATTAGTTCAGACAGATTCTGTAATTGAGCCAAGTGTATTATTTAAAGATTATCGTTACATTTCATCAATTGGATTGCAAAAACATTTCGATAGTGTTGCTCAGTTGATGGATGATAAATACACTTTGAAAGATAAAAAAGTATTAGAGATAGGTTGTAATGATGGTGTTTTATTGGAGCCTATGAAAAATTTAGGTGCGGATTGTATGGGTATAGATCCTGCTGAGAACATAGTTAAGTTGGCGAGAGATAAAGGTTTAGAAGTTATATGTGACTATTTTGATTATAAAAAGGCAAAGAAATATGAGTTTAAAAATAAATTTGATATAATAGTTTCTAATAATACTTTTGCTCATATTATAGATATTCAATCAGTATTAAAAGGTATTGAATATTCCTTAAAAGAAGGAGGGTATTTTCAATTTGAAGTGCATTATTTAAAGAAACTTATTGAAGATGTACAATGGGACAATATTTATCATGAACATATCTATTATTATTCCCTTACCGCATTAGATTATTTTGCACGAAAGTTTGATATGCAGATAGTTGATTTTGAAGAAATACCTATCCATTGTGGATCTATTAGAGTTACTATGCAAAAGAGAAATATGTATAGGTTATTCTCTTTACCTAATTTTGATAAAGTTCAATTAGAAATTAAGAATGAAAAGAACTTAGGTTTATATGATATTGAATATTTCTTACATTTTAAAAATCGTATGAAAAAGCAAATTAAAGACTTCAGAACGACTTTAGATGAAATTAATAAGGAGCATCGAATAATTGGTTATGGTGCGTCAGGACGAGCCAATATGTTTTGTAACATAGTTAAATTGAACTCTAATGATGTTGAATATATTATTGACGAATCCCCTGAAAGATATAATAGGTATATCGCAAATACCGATATACCTATCTACTCAAAAGAAAAGTTAGAAGCCGAGGATAAATCAATATATATTGTAATAATGGCTTGGAATTATCAAGATATGATAATTGAAAAATTAAAAAAATTGGGGTTCAATAATTATATTGTTGCATTTCCTGAACCAGAAGTCATCTTTGGATAAAATTATGAAAATATTAGTATTAGGACATAATGGATTATTAGGTAATATGGTACTCACATATTTATTCTTTAAATATAAGGATGATGTTATTACTACCTCATTAAGATGGAATTCTGACGAATTTAAAGAATTTGTTCAGAATTCCAATGTTGATTATATTATAAATTGTATAGCAAAAATACCACAAAGTTCGGATGATGATTTTGACTTTGTAAATTATGAGTTACCTTTATGGTTGGATAATCTTGGAATAAAAACTATATATCCTGATACTGATGAACCTGGGGACACTCCTTATGGTTTATCAAAAGCTAAAGCAAGGGTAGATTGTAATATTAATACTAAGATGATTAAAACTTCTATAATAGGGTTTGAAAGAAATACAAAATATTCACTTTTAGAATGGTTTTTAAGTCAATCTGATGGTTCAGAGATAAATGGTTATATTGATCAATTATGGAATGGTAATACAACACTTGAATGGGTACAATGGTCAGACAAAATAATGAATAATTGGGATAGTTATAATCATATAACCACAATAGCAAATCCAGATTGTCATAACAAATATCAACTGCTATTATTATTTAAATATATTTTTGATAAAGATATAAAGATTATACCATTTGAATCAGGTATAATTAAAAATAACTGTTTAGAACCAGACTATTATACTAAAGAGATAGCATCTCAATTATTTGAAATGAAAAAGTTTTACAAACGTTAAAAAGGTAAATCATCATCATCATAATTTGGGGTGGTTTTCATTTGAGATTGTACTCTTGTTAAAATATCTTGTCTCTTTTTCTTCAGTACACCAACATCATCTTGAATTAACATTTTTATTTGTCTTTCATGTCTATCAAACAATTCAAATACCTTATCGAACATTTCAACATCATCTTCATATTCTTCTAATATTGAAATAAATTTACCTTGATTATCGTCTGTTATATAATCTGCATTTTCTAATAGATTTAGAAGTACTTGGTGATGTTTTTGAAATTTGTTATAGTAAGTCTCTAAAATATTTTTAATGTGCCATATTTTATTTCTCATTTGTATAAATTTTGTAAGTATGTGAATATTCGTTTTTATCGTCTTTTTCTTTAAATTCTGAAAATTCTAATTTCCATTTTGATTCATCAATTTCAGGAAAAAATGTATCACCATCAATTTTAGTATGCACTACAGTTAAATATAATTTTTCTGCTATTGGTAAAAATTGTTTATATATCGAGCCACCACCTATGATAAATATTTCAGTATCATCATAATATTGAGCCTTATTTAAAGCATCAGAAATACTAAATGCTGGAATAATATTTTCACCCGAAAAATCTGGATCATCAGTTAAAACAATGTTTGTTCTATTAGGTAAATGTTGTTTAGGTAGAGATTCCATAGTTTTCTGACCCATAATTACTGCGTGTCCAGTTGTTAAATGTTTAAATCGTTGCAAGTCTGATGATAATTTCCATAAAAGTTTATTATCTTTTCCTATCACCCAATTTTCTGATACTGATACTATTATACTAATTTTGCTCATTTAATTCTTCTATTTTTTCAAGTTTTTGTTTACGGAGATATTTTGCTGGCATTTCATCTAATAAATCTATTGACACCATAGTTCTATACCATTTTATTTCATTTTTATCGATATCTTCTAATTGTATAGAGTTTTTAAGTTTTATCAACACCTTAACACATTTAATTTTTTGATTCGAATACATTTCATTCACATCGAATGTGATTGTATAAATCTTACCTTGTTCTAATTCGTCTAAATGATTGTGCATAAAAAATCTCCTATTTTTACTTTATATGAAAATAGGAGATTAAAGTTTTATTTTATGTTATCTATATTTGTTGATTAGTGTTTCTCTATTTGAAAACCCTCTACTTCTTGGTGATATAACTACGATTGGCGCACCCTGTGCCGCTTTATATACAGATATTCTAGATTTATTGAAAGCAAATTCAACTTCTGTTCTAAATTCTTCAAGTGTATAAGTATCATATATGGTTCTTCCATCAGGTAAGGTAGGAAAAAAATCTTGAGTTAGAGATTTGTTTGTAAATTCATTTAATAATTCAGGTTTAGATTTATGATTTCTAATAATTTCAGCACAAATACCTGATTGTAACCAATAATCAATAGGATCTTCCATACTATCAGGCAGTTCAGCCGCAGGTTTTATAGAACCATCATAAAGTCCTTTTGGTATTATTTCTTTTTCTTCTTTTTTATTTATAAATGCGGAAAGTTCATAAAGTTCGGTTTTTGTCAAATCTCCGATTGGTGCATGTACCCCAATTGAACCAATATCGTGAAAAGACGCCCAACCTAAAACTATTTCAGTATGATTTCCAGTTGCGACAATACCACTTTTAAATCTATGTGATGCGGCTAAACCTTGAACAGTTCTAAGAACAGCCTGAACACTTGCCCGTCCTGTGTCTGATAAATCATCACCAAATGAAGATTTATCAATCTCCATAAACTTATCATAAATACCTTGAAGAGGATTTGTTTCCAATTTTACTTCGAGATTATCTGCGACTAAAGATGCCAACTTTAAACTATCTTTATTTAATATGGTAGGATTTGTAATAAAAACACAATTTTCTTTACCCATTGCTTCTTTAGCAATATATCCTACAATGGCGGAATCGAGTCCACCTGAGATATGTACTTGTGCTTTTTTTAATCCAAGAAGTCTAAACATTTCTTTTTGTTCAAAAATAATAGCTTCTAAAATTTCTTCATATTTATCTGTTCTTAACGGAGTAACCGTACTATTGGTAGTTGAAAGTATATGTGTTTTTGTCCATTCTGAAAACTGTGGAAATTCTCTAACAAGTTTTCCTCTTTCGTTAAAAATCATAGAACCACCATCAAAAATCATAATATTTTTGACGATATCACCAATACCATTGGAATTAACACAAATTACAGGAACATTATTATCTTTTGCGATTGAACTGAAAAGGTTTCTTCTTTTCTTTTGTTTATTGTAATAAAAATATGATTGGTTAGTAACTATTAACATTTCGGCACCTAAATCAACCATTTCCTTAGGAATATTTCTTCGGTGATCGTTAAACCAAGCATCTTCACAAATTGGAGTGCCAATTTTTAAATTACCTTCTGATGTGACAACATTAAAAATTTTACTTTCAGTACCAAATTCAAAATATTTTTTATCTTCGTGATGTTCAGAGTCTGCGAGTAACTGTTTATCATAACTTTCAATGTTACCATTATTGATAACTGCAACAGAATTTCTCAATCTTGGATAACCATTTTTCTTAAGTCCGAGAAAACGAACATATCCTACTACGACAACCTGGTTGTTAGGTATATACTTTAAAAGTTTTTTAATTTTTTCTTCTTGTTCGGTAATAAAATTGACATTATCCCATAATGCACCAACACAATAACCTGATATTGCTGTTTCAGGTAAAATGATGATATCAGAATCTTTATTTTCTGATATTATATTGATAATCTTATTATAATTACCTTCGATATCACCTGAAACGGTATTGATTTGTCCTATTGTAATTTTCATTTATTTATGAATTAAAGTTATTTCAACTGCAAATATACGAATAATTTTTAATAAAAAAATTATATTTTAACATCATAATGACTAAATTGTATAGAAGATGATGCACGACCAGAGGATAGAGTTCTTAACTTAGTTTCATATCCAAAAAGTTTACTCAAAGGTGCTTCAATTTTTATAGATTTGTCAATAGATAATATTTGTCCATTTCTCTTATTTAAGTCTGATATTATTTCACCAATATACTCTTCAGGTGTCACAATATCTAACTTCATTATAGGTTCTAATATAGTAGGATTTATTTTTTTAGTTGAATTTCTAAAGGCGATGTTAGCCACAGTCTCAAAGGAAATTTCATCAGAATCAGAATTAAAAGTACCATCTACCAATGTTATATTTAAATTATCTACTGGGTAACCAAGAATTCCATTTAACATACACATTTTGAAACCATTCTCAACTGAATTAACAAATTCTAATGGTAGATTACTTTGGTTTATGAAAGTTAATCCTTCATTTTGAGAAGGACCAATTTTAATAGTAATATCAGCAAATTTATCATTTTTGAAATATGTTGATTGTTTTACTGCATCACCTATCTTTCTTTCAAATATTTCTCTATGTTCAATTTCTTTGGTATAAGATTCTCTATAAGCAACAATTGGAACGCCTTTGTTTACTTTTATGTTGTGATCTAATTGCATCCTTTCTATTAATATTTCAAGATGCAATTCGCCCATACCACTTATTATAGTTTGACCATTTTCTTCTTTTGTGATGAATGTTGGATCTTCATCTTCAAATATTTTTAATACTTCTTCTAATTTTTTAATATCAGATTGTGTCATTGGCTCAATTGCTATACCTATAACTGGTTTAGGGAAAATCATCGATTCTAAAAACATCGGATTATTTTTACCACATAACGTATCGCCCGTTTTTGTATTTTTTAATCCAACAACCGCACATATTTCGCCAGCATTAACAACTTTTTTAGATATTTGTTTATTTGCATGAATTTCAGATAACCGCATAACTCGTTCTTTTTGCTTAGTTCTGGAATTATAAATAACATCCCCAAGTTTTATTGAACCTGAGTAAATTCTTAAATAAACTATTCTATTATCATATTTGTCGGTAGAAACTTTAAAAGCTAATGCAACTAATTCTTTTGTATCTTCTTTTGGTTCAGGTAGATATTCTACAATTGAATCTAATAAAGGTTGAATACCTTTATTTTTTAATGCTGAACCAACAAGAATAGGGGTACATTTTAAGTTGAGTGTTAGATCTTTTAATGTATTATGAATTTCACTAGTAGTTATTGAATTTTTATCATCAAAGAATTTTTCGAGTATAATATCATTATTATCTGCAAGTTTTTCTAACATTATATTTCGCCATTCGTTTGAAATTTCTAACATTTCATCAGGAATATCATTGTAAGTATAATTTAAACCTAATTCATCTTCCCAAGTGATTAATTTCATTTTAATTAAATCGATTACTCCTTTAAATTTGGATTCTGAACCGTAAGGTATCTGTATAACAATAGTGTTGGCGTTTAATTTGTTTTCAATTTCTTCGACTACTTGATAAAAATCCGCACCAATTCTATCTATTTTATTTATAAATGCTATTCTTGGTACTTTATATTTATTTGCTTGTCTCCAAATATTTTCTGATTGTGCTTCGACACCACCAACAGCACAAAAAACAGAAACGACTCCATCTAAAACTCTTAATGATCTTTCAACTTCCGCTGTGAAATCAATGTGTCCTGGAGTATCTATAATATTTATTTTGGTATTATTCCAAAATGTTGTAATAGCGGTGGATGTAATTGTAATTCCTCTTTCACGTTCTTGTTGTGTCCAATCTGTGGTTGTGTTTCCATCATGTACTTCACCTAGGATATGATTTATTCCTGTATAAAATAATATTCTTTCTGTAACGGTGGTTTTTCCAGCATCTATATGTGCGGCTATACCAATGTTTCTTATGTTGTTAAAATCGTTTCATGTTATATTCATTTTTAAGTTTTTATATATATTCTACAAAAATAGTACAAATCTATTAAAGAAAAAAATATTAAAAGTTTTACAAAAAACGATTTTAAATATTAATATATAGAAATGTAGAAAAAAGAAGTATAGAAAATAATATATAGATAAAAAATAATCAGTTTTATTATGACAAAGAACATAACACCTTTTGGAAGATTTAAGGATATCAAAAAAAGCCCTGAAAAGATAAATGAATTGGTAGAACCAAGAGATAATGAATATGATGTAACTCTTACATTTACAGTTCCTAAAACTTTAATTAATGCTTATATTAAGAAAGTTAAAGATGAAACAAATAAAGATCTAAGACAAACTAAATCAGAGGCTGGTTTAGCAGAACAAATGGTATCTTATTTAGTTCAGAATTATTTAGTAATTGAAAATTTACCAGTTGATATGGCAGTAAGTACAGATCAAAAAGCGGTACAGGCTCAAGCACAAGTTCAACCACAAATTCAAGAAGAACCTCTTCAAGAAGAACCTTTACAAGCACAAGATACGCAAGTACAAGTTTCTCAGCCAGGACAACAAACACAAGTGGGACAAGGACAGGCACAAATTGCAGCGCAAGAAATTCCTGCACAAGAAATATAAACTATTCCAAAAAGTTATTTTAAATAAAAACCCTCAATTTTTTGAGGGTTTTTGTGTTTAATACCCTTTTTGATTTTCAATTTTAAATATATAATAAAAAATAACTTAGAATAATGAAACTAAAAAGATTTTCTGATTTCTCTACAATAGATGAATTAGATGAAACAGTTAAAACTGAAGAAGTCATCTTAGAGAAAAAGGAAGATGATGAGATAGATTTGGACGAAAAAACTGGTGATGACCCAGAAGAAACTGAAGAAGAAGAAAATGAAAATAAGAATCCTACATCTAAAAATGCTCAAACTGAAAAAGAGAAAGAGGAAGAAGAATTGGATGAGAGTTTTGAGATAGAAATTCTTGAAGATAACATTATTAAGTTTAATAACGGTAAAGTTAAGAACATATATAAATTATTATCTGAAAAATATACTGGTATGGACTATTTTTTGAGAAAAAAGGGCGACAATTTACATGTGGTTAAATATAATGAACATCTTAATTTAAATATTAACAATTTTGTTGATTCACTATTCAAATTTTATTCTACTAAAAAAGAATTAAAACCATTAGCACATGGTATAAAAATTAAAGGTAATGATAGATTTTCAGTAGTTGAGAACATTAGTCCTCACGCTATTGATAGAGTTGTTAATGATATATCTAAGTTATTATCTAAGAAAAAATAAATACTTATAATGATTTTAACTAAAAATGTTGATGTTAAAATAATAAACCATAATATAAAACATTATTCAAATTTAGGGTATAATGTAAAATGTGGCAATACTATTACAATACCTATTAAACACTTAACAAAAGGATCACATTATAAAATAAAAGTTAAATGTGATTGCAGCGAAATCGTTGATATCAAATATCAAGATTATATTAAAGTGTTTGAAAAAAACGGCAAATATTTGTGTAAAAATTGTCGAATTAATAATTTACCTAAAAATAATATAAAATATAAAAATAAAATGAACATCAATAGAAAAACATCAGTTCAAAATAGATATAATGTAGATAATGTTTTTCAATTAGATGAAGTTAAAAATAAAATAGAAAAAACACATATAAAACGATATGGAGTAAAACATTTTAGGCAAAATGAGAAAATCTTGCAGAAAGAAAAATTTAATAGAATAAGTAAAGGTAGTCAGATACCTGATAACAAGTTAAGTGATTATAAATTATATAAAAAAGTTGTTCTTAAATATACAAGAAAAAACTTAAAATTGTTATATGAAAAATGGGATGGTTTAGATTATTATGATGGTGAACTAATACAAGAATATAAAAAATTACATTTCAATGATGATAGATATCCACACATAGACCATAAGATTTCGATTTTTAATGGTTTTAAAAATAATATCGTTCCACAATTAATTGGTAATATTGATAATTTGTGTTATACAAAAAGAATAAATAATTTATCTAAGGGTAAACTATTCTCAGAACCAAAAAAAAAAAATATTAAATGTTAAATTATAAGAATTACTCCCTAGTGTTAGAGTCCGCACCAAGAATACCTGTTGATGTTGAGTATTGGAAAAAGAAAGGCAAAATAGGTAAAGATGTTTGTCTTATATTTCATGATGATCTTGATGGAATAACAAGCGCAATTTTAATGAAAAATTGGTTATTGAATAAAGGTTTCACTATTAAGAAATATGCTATTATTAATTATCAAGAATCTTGGGAAGCATTGAAATTGGATCCTAAATTAATTAATATTGCATTAGATTATGCGGAAGATGCTGATGATGTTGATGTTTATATGGATCATCATGGTTCGTTTGAAGAAGAAGTAAGATTAAAACAACAGAAAAAATCTATTAAAACAAAGACTGGTTCTGCGGCAGAAGGTATTGCACAACAAATTGGTGTTCCTTTTGGTCAAGAAACTAAAGATTGGATTGATATGATTGATTCAGCCAAGTATGATTATTATGATGTTAATATAAGTGATATTTTAAATTTTAACTTAAAAGAAATTTCAAAGGATAAAAATTCAAAATTGAGATTTGCATCTGCATTTAATCAATTGTTGAAGCGTTCAGATTATACCACTTTTATTGAAGTGGTTAATGCGTCAAAGAGCCCATCAATTTTTAATTTATTTAGATTATTTAAAATTTTCTTTCCTAAAAATAATCCTAATTGGAAATCAGGTGAAGAAGCAGAATTTGTTGAAGATGCAAGACAACGATTAACAACAATGCAACAAAGAACAAGAGGTAAATGGGATGACGATGGAAAGACAGTATGGACAGATTATAAGGATTTCTGGGAACAATATTCAAAAAAAGTTGTAGGACAACAAAAAGAAGATGGTTCTGATGTTTGGAAATTACAACCTGGTTCATATCAAATTATTAATAATTTGATGTTTGTACCTTCAGGAACTTGGGCAAATGCACTTAGAGCAAAAGCAATTTTTGTTGACGATATAAAAAGTGGTATGGTACCAAGTGGTAACACTAAACTTAATTTTGTATTATTACAATATGGAAATACTTTACAATGTGCTGATTTAGTCACTAAAATTAAAGATATGAAAGAAGAAGATTTGCCAACATTAAAAAATGGTGATAAAATATCTAATTTAGGTAAATATATGAGTGGATTGGTTGCTAATTTTGAAAAATATTTAGATTATCACGATAAAAGAACATTTCATGGTGGACATGATGGTATAGGTACAATTTCAAATATCTTTGGTAAATGTACAGTAAAACCTTACATTGGTGTTAAATTTTTAGATTTATTTAAGAATAAAGTTATTGCAGATTTATCTGGTATTGAATGGTCATTAGCAATGCCTTGGAATGATGAAGAAGGTACTCCATCAGTAAAAGAAGAAGATATTAATCAAAGAATGTTAGGATCTGATGAAATTAGAACTGAAAAAGATGCTATGCGTGAAAAGAGAGAGCGAAGATATTTGTCTTGGTTAGTACTTAAAAATGAATGGGATCGTGTCAATCAGGATGATTTTAAAATACCTACTATGAAAAAAATCTACACATTCTTAAAAAGAAATGCTCCTAATTTGATGTATAGTGATATGTTTAATTCTAAAGATTTAGAGAAGGTTTGGTTTAAAGATAAAGATAGAGATGAGGCTGGACTATTAAGAGCAGGTAATGATTTGTTTAGTTCGGGTATCTTTGATGATTTTGTACATCACTTTGGTTATGATACTGATGATGATAATAACCAATATGCTAATTTCGATAATATTCTTTATGCCCCTGAAAATTCAAACGAAAGAAAGAAGAAACGTAAAGAAGCTAAGAGATTAATGACTCTTATTGGACATATTATGAAAGGAAGTTATATTTCTGATGATAGAGAAAAATATGAGCAAGAGTATAAAAAATGGAGAAATAAAAAGTAATTATTTCCCTTGAATTTTATCAATCATTTTATTAATATCTTTATCTGTAATGCGTAAGTTTTCGTGTGGATTAGAAACTAATTGATTTCCTTCTTGAATTCCCGCTTCTTTTATTTCAGAACTTAACTCTTTATAGAATTCTTTCATATTTTTCTGTAAATCATAAAGCATTTTAACACCATCTTTCATTTCTTTTTGAAAACTTGATACAGATTGGTATAATTCTGAATCAACGATACCATTATCAATTTGTTTCATAAGATTAATTAAACCTCTTTTAGAACAAGATATTGAAAATTTTAAGTCCGATAGTGCAAGAGCATCATTTTTTATGATATTGTTGATGTTTTTATTTTTCATACTATCTTCTTTTAAATATAAATTTGCAAGACATTCTAATGTTTCTTTACATTCATCACGAATAAGTTCTATATCTCTTTCATAATCATGAATTTTAATATCTAAATTTAAATCAACATTATTCTGATCAGGAAAAAATTCAGATGGATCAAAGTTTAGTTCATCTTGTGTTTGTTCAATTTCATCTCTTAGTTGATTAATATGATCTTCATATTCCTTTTTCATCTCTTTATCCATAAAAATAATTGCTTTTGTCTATATATTAAAGAACCTGCTTTCCAAAAATAATATATAAAATATGATAACAAAATTTAAAATATTTGAAAGTGTACAAGACGATATTGGTTTTGGTGTTGGCGCTGAATATACAAATGATTCTGGCGAATTGTTTTGGGGAAATCTTGGAGCAGGAATATTACCTATTTGTAAATCGACAGGTAGAATATTGGTGGCATATAGAGGGCAATTTGTAAATGAACCACATACTTGGGGTATTTTTGGTGGAAAATTAGATGAGGAATCCAATGAAGATGATTTACAGGAAGTTGCTAAGAGAGAATTCGTTGAAGAAACAGGATTCAATGGTGGTATTAGACTTATTCCAGCCTATATATATAAAGCAAAAGGATTTGAATATCATAATTTTATAGGTATTGTGGATGATGAATTTGAACCAGAATTGGATTGGGAAACAGAAAAAACTAAGTGGTTGAATTTTGATGAGTTTCAAAAATTATATCCAAAGCATTTTGGACTTAAAGCATTAATACAAAATGATTTAGATAAAATAAAAATGTATTCTAAATGATAAAGAAATTTTCAATATTTGAAAAAAGTATGATTGATTCGAATGGTGTATTATTAGATTCTCCATTTTTAATTACAAATAATGAAAATTTACCAGAAGATGCAACATTTAAGATAGGTGATTATGTACATTTAAAAAATGTATCGAAATTTTTTTATAAAATAAAACATTATTATAATAAACCTCCTTATCCTTATGAATGTTTTATTGTGTCTTATCCACATGAAGATTTTAGTAAAACGTGGGTAACTGAAGATGAAATAGTTTTAATATCAGAAGATAAACTTGAAGAATATCAACTAAAAATAAGTGCAGATAAATATAACTTATGATAAAGAAATTTGAAATATTTGAGAGTCCTGATACTATATCTTTTTCTAAGTTTTTATCAGATCCTGAATTACATTGGACAGATGAAGATGCTAGAGCCTTTGGATATTATAAAAAAGATTTTATGTTACATAAAGGTACTCATACAAGTAGATGGCGACAAGATTATCCTGGTAGGATTTGGTTAGATTCGAAGATTATATCATTTTGGGAATATCCTGAAAATAAGAAAAAACTTAAAAAAATTATAACTGATATTGAAAATAGAATTAAACAAAATATCTGGAATCAAGGTTGGCAAATAGAAATACTTTGGAATGATAGTTCTAAAATTATACCTTTAGAAGATTATGAAAATGCTGAAGCTCATGAATTAGATAAACCCCCAACATGTATTATCCCCATTACTAAAAGTGGGTAATAATAATATTAAATCTAAAAGAATCCCATTAGAATTAAGACAAAAAATATATCAAGAAAATATGATAACACAATTTAAAAATTATGTATTGGAGAGTAGTTCATTTCAAACAACAAAAGATTTTTTAGTTGATTTGATAGAGAATAAAAAAGGTTTTGTGCGAATGAAACGAATGAAAGAAAAATTTATTGATTATTTGAATAGATTATATGATTTTTCAGAAGATAACCAAACAATAGAGAAAAAAGAACTAACACAAATTAAAAACGCTTTTGATAAATTGTATGGCACTTATTATGGTGGTGATAAATCATTTCATGATAAAAGAGATTCTGATTTAAAACAAATTGCTAAAAATAAAGGAGTTTCAGTTCATGCGTATGAAAATCCTGACCCAGCAATTCGTGCATTAGGACATATGTTTAATTATGGTATGAGTGATGCTAAAAGAAACCTTGATAAACTTAATGGTGTAAATTTTACAGATGAAGAACAGGTATTTGTTGATAAGTATTATTCAAATTTTGATAAATGGTTAGATTTGAATGATAGGATAGAAGAAATTAGAAAAATTTTAAATCCTACCGCAGACGAGAGAAGGAAAAAAGAATTACAACAAATAAAAGGCAAATTAAATCCTAAAATTAAAAAAGTTATTGATGAGATTGCCGAAAATTTTAGACAAGTTATTGAGAAAAATGAATTAGATAGTTATGAACGTGCTCTAAAAAGATTTAGAGATAAATATGGAGATACAATATCTTATGAAGAAACCACAAAAATAATTGACCGAAGAAGATTTGATTGGCTTGGTGGTATAAATCATAGTTTGTATGTTAAATCAAAAGATGCTCCAAAATATTCTTATAATTATGATTTAGTGTTGATTTCAAATTATCAAGAGAAGATAGAAGAAGTAGCAAAACTTGTAAGTTATGAAACTATTGCTAAATTTAAAGGAAAGATGTATGATAAAATTGGTGGTATGGTTACAGATATTGATAAAGAGTTTGAAGTTGAAGTTCAAGGTGGTAATTGGACTTATAATGATATCTTTTTTACCTTTGAAGATGGCTCAAGATTTTCAATTAGAAATAAGATAGTTAGTAATGTAAATCAATATAATACATTCTATTATACATATCCAACAACATTTCACGAAGCATATTTACCTAATGGTGAAAAAATACCAGCACCGAATGAATATACGGTTAAAAAAGCATTTAATGATTATTATGAAAATTAAGAAATTTGAAAACTTTGAGTATGATAGTTTTAAAACTAAAATAACAAAAGAATATGTGAATAATTATTTACAACTTCAGGAAAGAATATCTACATTAGCATTTGCAATTTATGAAATAGAAAATGATGAAGAATATGATGAAGATGGTGTAATTGATTGGAATGATACTTGGATAGAGTATTTATTAACAGATGATAAAATAACAGTTTCCCTTTTAAATTTAAATGGTGGTGGAACTTCAGTTGATGTACCAACACTATTAGTGTTTGAACCAGATAAACTTGAAGAATATTATGCATCTAAAAAATATAATATATAATACAGGAGAGCAAAAAACAATAAAGTAAAATGGATTATAATAGTGAAGAATATTTGGCACTTTTTAAAAAGATAAAAAATACTGAATCACCTCAACCTCATAATGAGATGTTAAGGGAGGTTCCAAATTATGATAAACTGGAAAATTTAAATGAAGTTCGCAGACAACCTCAACAACCTCAAAATTTTAATTTAAATGAATTTAATATTGAAACAAGAGTAAATGGTCAAAGAATTAATGAAGCAAATCCTAATGGTTTAAATCAGTTTATGGATAATAATTTAAATGAAATTAGACGACACGAAAAACAGGAAAAACTTAATGAGGTGATGAGAATTAGAGAACAGGAGAGACTTAATGCTGTTAAACAAGAGCAACACCTAAATGAGTTAAAAAGACAAGAAAAAGAGAGGGAAATGCTAAAGTTGAATGAGAAAGTTAATTTTAAAGATGTCGATGTAGTTACATTAGATATGTTTAATAGGGCAAACTATAATTCAATGATGCAAGTTGCAAATAAAGTAATACCAAAATAATGTTGAACTGGAGTCAATTTAATGAAGGATTATTTCTTAGTAAAGAAGAATGGAAAGATAAGATGATAGAACTTATTAAAAAAGAAGGCGCTATTAAGAAAGATAAATTTGCAAATTGGGATTTAGATACAAAATTTGGCATTTTAAATATAAGATTTGATGTTGATGATGGTTATCCTTCAATATTTATGAAATTTGAAGAACCTGAAAGATCTAAAGAATTATATGATGTTAACAAAAATAGTGGAAAATGGAATTTGTTCGATAATAATATACAAAACCTTTATTTAACTTTTAAACGAAGAATAGATGAAGTTAAACTTACACCTATGGAAAGAACAGCAAAAAAATATAATATTTAATATGAAAATAAAAAGAATAAATGAGATTAATGGACATCCAGAATTGGTTCAATTCATATCAGATATGATAGATGATGCCTATTCAAATGGTGCAAATGGTGAGAATTTAGATTCTTGTACAAATTTAGCTTACCATTTAGATAGTTCAATATATTCAGATAAAACTATCGAATTATTTAAAGAATTAGCAAAATCGATGTTAGAGGATGTAAAAGAAAATGATCAAATAGAAGATTAATGGGAGTAAATGAAAAAATATTTAGTGATTATTATGTAGGACGTAGAGGTATGTACCACAATAAAAATGTTGTGATAACTTCTACTTACTATGATTATGTTGAATATCAAGATTTTGGATTTAATTTTGATGAATTTACTATTACAATATATTATGAAGATGGTAGTAAGATGTTCACCAGTTTAAAAGGTAATCAAATAAAAAGAAATTTGACATTATATGAAAATTAAAAGGTTAAATGAATTTGATAATAATGAAAGTATTATTGATGAAAAGGCTAGAAAATTAGCTTGGGAATCAAAAGAATATGATGAAATTATTCAACAATCAATTAATAATTATGGTAAACAACATGATGAATATCAACCAGATTCTATTTGGAGAGATGGATTTGAAAATGGCTTTGTTGAGTGTGCTAGAATTTTTAATATTGAACATATTATAACTGATATAGAAAAATATAACTTATAATGAAATATTTGATACCAAATTTTAAAATAGGACAAAGATATAATTATGATGATTTACCAAAAGTAACTCAAAATGAAATTGATGTACAATTTGAAGATGAGTATGACGAAAGTGTTGATGATTATCAATGGGAATTTAAATATTTACAACCAGAAGATATAGAAGAATATTTGGATAATATATATGGATATAATATTGGAGATGCTTTAGATGATCCATATATGAAAAAAATTATTAGAAATATTAAAAAAAATGGTATTATGCAACCCGCAGTTGGATTTGAAGGTAACCATCGAGCATTAGCTTGTTGGCATTTAAAAATACCATTACCATATTTAGAACCAATTAAAAAACAATATCAAAATAATGAATCACATAGAATCATGGCAAATTTTTGAAAGAAAATTTAACTCAGAAAAACGCAAAAAATTAGCAGACACAGGTTCAGCGTTGCCTGATGGTTCTTATCCAATTTCGACAAAAGAAGATTTAAAAAATGCCATCAAAGATCAAGGTAGAGGATTAAGAAATGCTGATGAAAAAAGAACTAAGCAAGTTCATGCACATATTAGAAAACGTGCAAAAGCATTAGGAGTTGAAGTTACAACAAATGATAAAGGAAATAT